CCTCACAATATGTCTTCTTGTGTGAACAGTCCGGCGTTTCCCGCCATTAGGTGCAAAGACCGGAATCTTTGCAAGACACTGTCAAAAGGTCCAATATTTCTAGAAACTCCATCCTTTTTATCGGAGAAATTTAGAATAACACTTTCGACAGTGGAGAAGATAGTCACTGTGGTCCAGAGGATAATTGAGTGCTGCCAGATCTTTGGTTTGTGCGAGTGTCCCACCACGGTGCCAGAGTATAACGAGTTCATCTCTTTCCGTTGCTTTTCTAAGGTATTAAAAGTTAATGTTAAGAGACTTATGCTCTGCTTTTATCAGCAAGTACATAAGTATCTCAGCTTTGTGTCCCAAAGGGGAGAAGATTCATGGGTTTCAACTTTTAAGTGGAAATTCGCGGCCTTTTTCTCTTATTATAGAGGACAAGAGATTCCGCCAATTCCGTACCAAGAGCTCAATGCAAAACAGAAGAAATTATTTTCTCCTCATTTGTTATTGGGTGGATTAGTGCACGATTGGATTGGTATGTTGAGACGCTACGATGCGGACAGCTTTTGGACATTGGTAGACAGTGTTCTTCAATTAAAGAAGGTTATGCCTACAGTCTCTGATTCCTTTATAAGTGAATCAATTAATAAGACTGTTAATGCTCTCACGGAGGAACGTGAACAATATGTTCCCACGGAGGCCCCAACCTTTTTATTAAGGGCCGAATGGTTTAATAAAAACTCTCTTATTGGTGAGATGCAACTCACAGTTGACGAGATCTTTGGAAAGAAGAAACTCAGATACTCTGAGCTCCTGGAGCCTTTCTTTCCTTCAACATCTGCGAATTATATTCGTTCTGTTGCTAAGGGAGGTTCTCTTCCTTGTCTCTTTGAGCAAGGGGATTATATACAGGAATCATCATCTTTATCGATGGGAGTAGAATTTAAAACACTTCATGATCCAATTTCATGGCATTATGGAGATATCGGCCTTTTTGAAGAGAAAGTCTATGAAGTCCAAAAGGACATAGATGGTCGTGGTATCACAGAAGAGATACCGGTTTTAAGAGTCGATGACACTGACTTTCGTTGTCTTTGGGAACGTTTTTATTGGGATACCTGGAAAAGGGCCCAAACTGAATTACCTTTCGTTGCTCCTGTCGGTTTGGCAGAGCCACTTAAATGTAGAGTCATAACAAAAGGTCCACCATTTCTTTATACAGTTCTTAAGCCTATTCAGAAGTTTCTCTGGAGAGTTCTTAAGAATCATTCTTGTTTTTCATTAATCGGACGGTATGTTCTGCCATCTGATATTGAAGACATGATGGAAATGGCTTGTCGTCAAGTTAAAGACGACATGTTGTTTGATTCAATTCCAAATATTCAGTTAGATCCTATTAGTGCTTTGGAATATAAGGTGCTAAGTGGGGATTATAAAGCATCCACTGACAATTTACATAGTTGGTGTTCTCGTATTATTGTAGATCGTTTGATCGATATATTGGAGTGTAACTCGAGGGATGAGCCTTTTCCGCTCTCCTTTTGGTCCCAGCTTCGAACATTTATGCACACTGCCCTGACTGGTCATATTTTTAACCTCGATGGTGTGGAGAACATAGATGCAGATCAAGATGATATCTGCAAATTATATAAAAACCAAAAAGCTGGTCAATTAATGGGAAGTATTGTTTCCTTTCCTATTCTATGCCTGGCCAACGCGGCATTATGTCGATATTCTCTAGAATTATCTGTACTCAATGATCATATGAGATTGGGTCATGATTCTTCTAGTATGAACTATTATGTTAGGCGTTTGGATCGTCGTGCATCTGGGGTTTCCAGATACTACGAGGAACCATTCTTTCCTTTCCGCTTTTCCTTTAATGGTCCAGCACTTCCTCCTTTACATATAAACGGTGATGATTGTGCCCTAGTTGGGGGCCCACATCTTAAGTCTATATGGGAGTGTCTTGGGAAAGTTATGGGTTTAGAGAGTTCTTTAGGAAAGACCTACTGGTCTATCGACTTTTGCACTATTAACTCTACAATGTTCACTCTGAAATTGAGTGAAACGGCGTGGAACGCGATCGAGCGTAAATATGTTAATTTAGGTTTGGTCCATGGTTTGAAAAGGTCCTTTGTCCCAAAAGGAAACGAAGGATACCATGAACGACAGCAACTTGCCGGCAACCTTGGCTCAATATGTAGAGAGTTAAAGAGATCTTGTCCACCCAATAGATGGACTTATGTTAAGAACCTTTTTATACGCCTTAATATTAAGAATTTAAAGAAATTCTCAGATTGTGGCCTTGATTGGTTTCTCCCAGAATGGCTCGGAGGAGCGGGTTTACCCCGCGACGATGAAGAGCTTTCGCTCATTAATGCTAAATGCGCTGCTATCATACGCTCAAAGTTGGTTGATAGAGTACGGGCTCCTGCGAAGGAGATATCCTGGAAATGTCATCAACGGGTGATGGCCCAAATGAAAGCATGGGGAGTTGTAGAAACTAATTTTAAGTCATGTGGTGTTAAGAATCTTGAGGATTCTTTTCAGGAGGTCTATAAGATCTTGACTATCGAACTTTTGTTCAATGGTCTTGGTTGGAAAGACTTGCATTGTAAAGAAATTGCTCGGGAGGATTCACATATAGTTCATAATGGTGGACTTTGGAAGAAAGCCCGGTCCCTTATGGCTACTACAAATCTCGAACCACTCTCTCTCGTTGAAATTGAACATCAACGCAAGGTTTTTCTGCTTCCTACTCTATTGGAAGAGATCAGGTATGCTAGACCTGGCACCAACTAGATGGCTCTCTATGAGCTATGACGTGCTTTTTATAAATTACCTCTGACGGAATTAACTGTTGAATTACTATTAGTGAGCATATGCTCGACGCAAA